TTATTTGCTGTACCAGTTATTGTTGCTACATAGTTACCAGTAGTATCAGTTCCTAAAGCTACTGAATTAGCTTGTATTGTACTTGATATGGTTACATCTGAAGTTCCATTAAATGAAACTGAGCCTACTACATCGCCACTTAAAGCTATTGTTCTTGCAGTCGCTAAAGCTGTTGCAGTATCAGCTACAACGCCACTTAAATTGTTTATAAAGGTATTAGTAACTCTAGCATCAATGGCAGAATTTGCCCTTGCATCTGTATAGTAAAGATTGCTTGATCCTTCTCCAATATCATCTGTATCTAAAGTTAAAGTTCCACCTAAAGATAATGAATTAGAATTAATAGTTACACTTGAATTTGCTAGTTTATTATTAGCAATAGAACCGCCAAGCATAGCATTAGTAATACCGCTTGCTTTTACTCTTAGCGCATCTGAATTAATTTCTATTGAAGAATCATCAACACCTACAGCCAAAGTAACAGCTCCGCTAGTACCGCCACCTGTTAAACCATCTCCAGCTACAACTGAAGTTATATCAGCACTATTAGTATTAGCTATAGTTAATGTGCCAGCAGTATCATTATAAGTAAGGCTTATATTTGCGCCTGCTGTTAGCAAAGTATTTACCTGATCGTCTACCCTTTCAGCAGTAAAGTATTTGTTTGAACCTTCTCCAATATCATCTGTATCTAAAGTTATATTTGCTGAACCATTAAAACTAACACCTGATATAGTTCTTGCAGTTGCTAAAGTTGTTGCTGTACTAGCATTACCAACTAATGCACCTGTAACTTGATTAAAGACCACATTGTCTGAAGTTCCTACTGATTGACCAATAGCAAAAGTTACGCCATTACCTGAAGCTGTTGAAGTTATACCAGTTCCACCTAATAAAGATAAAGTTTCAGAATCAAGATCAATAGCAATAGTAGAACTACCATCTGTAATGTCTAAATCTTGCGCTGTTACTTGGCTATCTACATAAGCCTTAATTGATTGTTGGGTTGCTAAAGCTGTTGCTGAATCAGAAGATAGATTATCTTCATCTAATATAGATGCTACTGTAGCACCTGAACTAAAACTTAATGAGGTAATACCATTAACAGTACCAGCATTAATATCAAAAGTATTAGATGCGGTAATGCTAACACCAGTAGTTAGCCAAGCATTGTTTGCAGCGTTCCTTATCTTTAATACATTACTTGATGTATCTACCCATAATTGATGAGCATACATTGTAGTTGGTTCACTAGAACCACTATTTAAACTAACAGATGCAGCTAGAATTTCATTTAATTCTGCTCTAAAGTCTGCTCCTGTTTGGTTTGCTAAATTGTAATCTGTTGCTTGTGCCATAATAAAATCCTATTTTATATATATTAAATCATTGAGGTAAGTTTGGAAATGCAACATCATCAATATTATTAGTATCTTGATAATCTGCTGGTAAGTCCCTTAATGCCTGTCTATATGTTTGCCATTCTGCTTTTTTAGTATCAGATAAAGGGCAATCATTTAGTTGTGTCCAATCTGATTCTTTTAATAATGCATTTCTTTTATTTCTTAGTATTTCTAATATATTATCAGTTCTTTGTATTGCTTCACCACTAACAACTTTATATTCATTAGGCTGATAATCTCCTTCAATAATACCTTGTCCTTCTAACAACCCTACTTCATTAATTTGTGCAACAGTAGAGGTTGAATGGTCTATTTCACCAGTTTCTAAATTGTATATAGTAAAGATATTCATTATCGTGTGTTATCCATCATTACATTGAGTGAAAGCTGAGTATGATTATAACCACCTGAAAAATATACTCTCCAATAAACAGTAGATTGCGATGTAGATAGTGTAGTTATCTGACCTGTATAGACATAGGTATATCCTCTATAAGTACCAGCGTTCCAATATATATTGGTATTACCATTTGCATTAACCCAAGTAGAATTATCTAAAGAATATTGAACCCTACCACCACTAACATTACCAAGAACTCCTGAGAAAATTGCTACATATCCTGCATTATCTCTAACTTCAGTAATTGTTACAGGAATGAAAGAAGCATTGCTTCCTGTATATGTTGAAGTTCTTTGCACATAAGCCTGACCATCTCTAGCTAGAGGAAATTTTGTACCTGCTGTTACATGGCTAACAATAGTAGAACTAACATCATCAAAGCTCTTAACATTAAGAGTATCAACATTAATTCTAGCTGAATTAATTAATCCTGCTGTTATTTTTGTTGCATCTATATCATTAACTTTAATATTTGTTATAGCTCCATCCTGAACATCGCCTGTATAGATAGGCTCTTGTGCTACAGAGAATGATAAAGCTGAAGAAGGATTGCTTTCAGATCCAACGCTATTAATTGCTGTAACTGTTGCTGTATAACTTCCTACAGCTAATAAATCTAAATAAACATAGTTATCATTTACTGTCTTATTAACAACTGGCTTTGCGCCACTATCCAAAACTGTAGCTCTATATAAATCAACTGGATAATCTGTATTTTCAGTCCAAGTTAAAAAAGCTCTAGGGTTAGAACTGCTACTATCTGTAAAAGCTAATCCTGTTGGTACTACTAATTCAAAACCTGTAGGTGGATCAGATTTAGGTGGTACGTTTTCAACTGGCGGTATTTCCCAAGTATAAATATCAATATACTCTATTGCACCAACAGCTATTAAACCATTTGCCTGTAAGTCCATAGTTTCAATTCTAAATAATTTGCCTGATAGACCAAGACCAGCATAAGTAACTGTAATGATTGAACCTACATTAACTTTATATAATTCAGGTGTAGCCATAAAGTTAATAGAGGTTTGATATCTTGATCTAGCTAATACAGCCTTACCCATATTCCAAGCCACATAAGGTGATACTGCTAATGGTGCTGATACTTTTACCTCTAATTCTTCACCACCATCATCGTCTTTATAAGTAGAGGTGCTATTGTTGTGATAAATAGTAGCGGTATCTTGTTCGTAACCTTGTGCGCCATTAAAGAACTCAACTACAACCTTATTTGCCCTATTATCTTTATTACCATAATCAATAGATATGCCATCTATAATATGATCGTCTGTAACTGTAAATTCTGAAGAACCAGTATCTTCAATTAATAATTCATATTTACCATCAACATAATTGAAAATACCACGCATATTACCAAGTAGCTCTTTAGCATTTTCCATGACATTTTTATTAGTATCTATTACACCATTACAATGAAAGCGTTTTGATTTAACTAAAGAAGTACCGCCCTCATCATCATAATCATCATCAATTTCATCATCTATAATTATTATGTTTTGTTGGGTTTGACCATAAAAAGCATTTCTTTGAATATCAGTAATTGTTTTACCATCTACAATTAAAGTGCCACCACTATTTTTAAGATATAAAGTATCGCCTAGTTTATATTTAGACCATTGAGCTTCATTAGAAAAACTAATTTCATTAGTAGCAGTTGTGCCACCACTAGCACTCCATGTAGTAGAAGCATAAGAACCATTAAAATCAGGCGTATCAACTAATGTATCAGTTAGAACTGCTGCTACTCTAAAAGACGCTAAATCTAAATCACCAGCTGTTAAACCTTTACCATACTCATCATTAGTAATGTAATTTAAGAAACAGCAAGCAGCATTATCATTCCAAGCATAAGTAGATGGTGTTGCTAATCTTTGTGAACCACTACCGCCTGTAACTGTTGAATCTAATCTAGGATCGTAAACCTTTTGCCCTTTTACAACTACAGTAAGTTGCGGAACTGATTTAAACATAGCTTTAGTATCATATTCATACGATGCCGCGATATAAGTTATGCCATTTAATTTATGTGCTGTAGTCCATTCACTAGCTACTGAAGCTCTAAGCATTGGATCAGCAGTTTGTGTGGCTGCTCCATGATGTAGATTGAATACAGCTCTGTATCTTTTAGTTGGATCAGTACCACCACCGCCAGCACTAGCAATTCCATTATTTATTCCTTCTTGATCTGCTGTATTAAGACTTCCTGCACCTGAGTTAATTTTGTCTGAACCTATATACCAACCATCTCTAAATCTATTTGGATCAGTAATAGGGTTTCCATCAAGCTCAATTGTTCTTCCTTCTATTTCCTCACACTCACCAACTGATAAAGCGTAGACAATAAGTAAGTCTTTACTTCTGCTAGAAATGGTGTCCATATATACAATTTGCGCGCCAACTCTACGTCTGCCATAGATAACAGGTATCTTTCCGCCTGCTGCTGTTTTATTTGCAAGTATGTCTTGACCTTTAGCAAGCATATCTTTTGCTTGAGAAAAGTTTTTAATACCTATTAATACAGTAGCTACTCTAAATACTGTTGATACAAATGAAGCAACAGCTTTAGCTCTAGCTACAAAAGAACCTATGGCTGAGAAAACTTGCATTGGAGACATATTAGCTACCCCACCTTACATCTGATTTAGTTTGTGTTGCATATTCAAGACCTTTATCGCCTGAAGAAAAGTTTTGTTGAGATTCATCTGAATAATGTCTGCCCTTAGTTAAGTTCCAATTACTCCAATGATTAGCAACTACAATACTAACTGTAGAATCTGAAGTGCTTTCAGCTATAGAGACTGATCTAATTTTGCCTGTAAAGTAATTAATAGCACCAACTAAAGCATCGCTAGAATCCATAAAAGCTATATAAACATTTACAGATTTATCTATATAAGCACCAGTATTAATTAATGCTCTTACTTCATCTGTAACATTTGAAAATGTAATATTCATTTCATCTACTTTTAGTTCACCTGTTTCTTGCGTAGTATCTACTGCTAGATAAGAACCGCCAGCTTGATATGTTTCTGAGTTATAAGTTATGTCTGTATAAAAATCTGTAGCTCTAATAACTGTTGATAAATTTAGCTCAACAAGAAAAGCAATTTTGTTAGCTTCTGCTGAAACTTGAGTTTGCAGAGCTGTAGATAAGCTCCTACCCATTAGACTACAACCTCGCGCACTTCAAATGAGATGCTGTAAAAGCCTGAAGCATCTGTTGAATAGCTAATTTCTCCTGTAGATAAGTAAACTGTAAATTGTGGCTTGTTTACTGTTATTGCTTCATTATCAGCAACAGCAGCCACTAATGGCGGTGATATAGTTATAGAAGCAGCACCGCCACTAGCTGTAATATCGTCTGTAACCATATAAACCTTAGAATGATTAGCAAATTTAATTAAATCACCTGCTCTTAATGCATTATTAGTATGTGAAAAACCATCTGAAGCTATAGCAGCATCGCCAGCAGATTGTGCGCCAACAACTAAAATATCAGTTTCAGAATGGCTTGTTCCTTTATTGTTTAATGGATAACCAATTAAAAATGTTTCAAACATACCTTTTTGTTTTTGTAAAAATGCAAATATAGCTTGAGCTTCTAGCTGCTCCATTGGTGGCATTGCAACTGTAAAGGTAAAGTATTGACCACCGATTTGCCTTACTTGTCTTTTGCCTGATAAGGTCTGATTTATTAAAGTAGGTCTATTGTCTTGAAAAGCTAATGCTCTAAAGTTTGGACTTGTTGGAAATGTACCACTCATTATGTAACTCCCATTCTTCCTCTATTATTCATTGCATTATTGATAATAGAAGTTATTAAACCTTTTCTTGATGCAAGCAATTCATCGAAGCCTGCTGCATCTACTGTTGATATGTTGAAATTAACTGTTGCTCCCATGCCTTGTCCTTGAGCATGATCTATAACAGTTTCGTTTGGATGTAGTATTGCTGGGAAACCGCCTTTGCCATCAACACCACCTGCTCTTGCTCCATTACCTGTATAACCACCACCAGCAAAACCTTGAGCTATACTATCAGTATCCCCTAATAAATTTTGTCCTAAATTACCACCACTTAAAGCAGCTCTAAATGGATCAACTAATTTTGCTATTACTAGTTGCTGTATTGCAACTCTAATTAATTGTTCTACTACATAAGTAGCAAAATCTTTAAATGCTAATTTTCCTGACTTTAATCCTTCAACTATAGAATCTTCAAATTTCTTCATTGAATTTACTGCAATATTGTCTAAAGCCTTCCCAGTCTCCACTAATGAATTTTTGTAGGCAGTTAAGGGATTCATAGCATTAAACATAGCATCAGCACCATTTTTAGCACCCTCATTTATACCTTCATACCCATCCTCTATATCTTTAACTGTTATTTTTAAACTAAGCAATTCATTTGCTAATGCTACAGCACTATTTCTAAATTTATCATTTCCTTTTACAGTTTCCGCTAATGCTATTTGTGATTCAGCCATTTTTTGTATTAGCATTAACTGC